TCTTAATGTTGATGCCATTCTAAAATCCCCTTGTTATCATTTATTTATCATTTATTATAATAATTCACCGTATTTGGTAATTAACATGTTAAAATTACACGATGAATTTGACCTAGGAGTTACCCTAAGTACTAGACTAGGTGGCATTAATACATTACCTGCATCAAATGCCACATTGAAATTACCAATACCCCCGTTGATTTCTAAACCGGCATACTTATTATAGTCAACTTGACTACCTAAAATAGTAGATGAAATTTTCACAGTTGTTCTGGTATTTCCCGTTGTATCAGTAGAAATAATCATAAAATCTACTGCTGAAACTTGATTTGAGGGCACTGCCCATATAATTTGATTTGCACTAGTACTAGTTGTTCTTGCACTATACACTGTAGTTGTGGCAAAACTATAAATACCTGCACCAATTGTCATGGTATTTGCAACTAATGGTCCAGCTACAGTTAGTGTATCAGTTGAATTATTATAAGTTAATTTAGCACTACCAGCAAATGCACCGCCGTAGTTAAACTGTACAGTTGTGTTAGGTCCGCCGGGTGTTCCTCCACCATTGCCACCACCTCCACCATTGACCCAAGACAAATTACCTTGCCCGTCTGTACTTAATACTTGCCCATTAAATCCACCAGTGATGTGAATATAAGATACGTCACCTAAATTGGTATTTGCCCCGTTAAACGTAACACCACCATTTGCTATAAGATTTCCAGTAGTTATACTGACATTTCCTATAATACTTGCATTGCCCTGCAAGAATAGATTGCCACCTGAAATTCTATTTGTTGAATTAAGATTACCAGCTGTTGCTGTTCCTGCAACTTCTAGTGCTACTAGATTGCCTACACTGGTTATATTTGGCTGTGCATTACTAGTAACATGTGCTGCTAAGGGAACACTTCCAACTAAGTTTGCAGCAGCAATATTTGAAAGTTTACCACCATCACCAGAAAAACTTCCAGCAATAACTTCACCGGCTACATTTAAGTTTATAAGTGTACCAACACTGGTAATGTTAGGCTGTGAACTATATCTTACTGTATTTGCTGTAGTAGCATTAGTTGCTACACCTGTTAAATTACCCACAAACGTTACTGCATTTGCTTGAAATACAGACAAAATATTTGTATTTTGATCGTAGGTGAATCCAGCATCACCTGCAAACGTTCCAGCATTATTGAACTGAACTTGAGTATTGCTACCACCAGGCGATCCGTTGCCTCCACCACCACCTGTGGGTGCAGTCCATGTTAATGTGCCTAATCCATCAGTCTGTAATACATAACCATTCAATCCACCTAGTATAGAAACATTAGCTACATCACCCAATGAAGTAGTACCTAAGATATTGAGATTTTGTGTAGTTAGAAAATTTGTATTACTATTAAATGTAAGATTAGCACTTGCGCCAATACAAACATTATTGTTGAATAATAATTGTGTGTTTGAACCAGGAATAAAAGACTGACCGTTAGCGTAACGTAGATTGTTTGTAAGAACTGTATTAGCCAGTACATAATCACTATTAACATTTCCTACAACGGTTCCTGTAGAATTTACTACAGGGACAGGAGGTATACCAACTGTGTAACCGCCTAGAGTGTTAAAAGGTTCTGATGCCATAAATATTCCATTATCTTATAATGTATTTATGCAAAAACAAAAAAGGGCACTTTCATGCCCTTAGTGTTTCTTCCCATCCCATTGAGATATTGTATTTATGCTGGTTTACGCTTTTTGCCACCTAGTTGCCAACCCTGATCTAGGTAGCTTTGTAATACATCTTTTTTTACTTTCTTCTCGGTGTTATCTTTGTTAATACTTATATTACCTAATACAGCGTTTGCTATATTGCCAGCATGATTTTTTGTTTTCTTTATTCCTTTACCGGCTAGACTAATAGCAAGTCTATGCTCATCTGATTGAGGACCCTTTGGTTTACCTTTTGATGCGAGTGACATTAAGTTTTTAGTTTCTTCTGTTCTCTTTTGCCCTAATATTTTTGCTACTCTTTTCTTTTGACCATTTGCTCTATTGTCAAGATCGATTATTCTATTGCGAGTTCTTTCTCGGTGTTGTTCAAGTTCTTCACCCTCTAGTACACGACCTTTATTCCATGGAACAAGGTTCTTAGATTTCATTAATCTAGAATGATATTCAGCGTGTTCTATCCTATATTTTTCATATACTCTTGCTGTAAAGATAGTGTGATATCTTTCTTGCTGTTTGTTTTCTGCTCTCATCCCCATAAGTGCATACACCATCTTATGATAATATTCACCTTCAGTCATTTTTACTAATAACCAATGACAGAGAAAATGTTCTCTACAAGACAAATACACTAGATTACTTTTATCATTACTGCCTCCCAATGATTGAGGGATGATATGATGACGTTCTCTACCGCTGGCTTTTTTCCAGCCTCGGGTAACTGCTTTCTCAATAGTTGAGAAGTATACTTTGGAATAAAACTTATTTGTAAACATAATAGTATTTATACATAATACTACCTTTCACTACTTTTAAATATAAAAAAGGGTGCCGAAGCACCCTTTTGATTTGATAATATCTGTAAAGATATTAATGCGTTTTGAATTTCACTGAAATGTGAGGTTCTGGACCGCAATTTCTCCAACGTAGTCAGCGGCATTGCCGAACGATGAGGCCGTATTGGTAAGCTCTATGTATCCATAACGAGTCATAAATGACACGACTGGTTCGAATGTTGATGGATCTAGAACAACACCACTGCTCATCAATGGAATGTATGGGCAATAGAATGCTGCTGCATCAGTTTCGCTTGAACCTTTATAACCAACCAATACTGGTTGTGTATCAGGTGCATAACTGTTTACGAATACACGCATAGCGCCATTCAATGTACCAACAAACTTAGTGTTAGTTGGAGCTTCGAATGTACCTTCTGTTGTACGAGCAAACGCACTAGTAGTTGCACTTTGCAATACTGTCAAACTTGCTGGAGATACAACAGCCCAGTTACCAGCACCACGGCGTGTGCGTTGTGCGATCAAGTTAGCAACACGATTGATAAGAACAGCTAGTGCAGCATGTTCGTCACCAACATATGTAGCTGTACCACTTACGGTAGCTTGGTTGTATGTATACTCAGTTGTAGCTAGAGTAGCAAGAGACAATAAGATTTCTTGGTCGATTTCAGCAGTAATTTCTTGTGCTAGTGCGGCCATGATTTCTGCTTCAACGTCAATCCCGTGTTGTGATTGTGCGTCTTGAGCAGCTTCGAATGTCCAACGTGCTTGTAACTTACGTGACTTAGCTTCAACAGCTTGACGCAAGATTTGCACACTGATTTGCTTACCACCGTTACCTTCAAGCGCAGCAGTATCGTTACCAGTATAGTAACTTGTGCTTGTATCAGCTTGAGGTGTACGTGAATACGCTTGAGCAATCAAGAATGGACTTAATGCTTCTTGACCAGCTGTAACGCTAGTTTGTGCAGCACTGTTGTCTGTTAATGACTGAGCATAACGAACACGTAGAGTGTGGATCTGACCAACTGGTCCTGTCATTGGCTGAACGCCTACCAATTCGTTAGCGATAACGGTTGGCATGACACGACGGATAACTGGAAGAATCACACGGTTTAATGTAGCGATGTTACCAGCAGTTGTTGTACCGGCTGAACTTTCAGCAAGTAGTTGCTTTTTGGTGTTTTCTAAGATAACACCCATTGTTGAACGGCGAGTTCCTTTTAGACCTTCTAACAGGGCTTCCTTGGTCTCGTTCCAACGGCCTTCTAATAATACTTTTGACATTTTATATTCTCCTAATTTATGTCTTTTTTATAGCCCTGCCAGGCGTTTGATATCGATAACGTTATCACGTTGATCCATATCTACTTCTTGTGGTTTGGCAGATTTATCACCAGTAACTTCTTTAACACTTTCACGTAGAATAGGCTTGTTAGTCTTTTTCTCTGTTCCATTGTTTAAAACTGCTGGTAGATACTTGTCGAAAGTGCTTTGCAACTTTGGTGTTTGCACACTTTCTAGTAAGTCCTTCATTACAGATGCTTTCTCTGCGTTTAATGGAGCAAGTAAATCACTCATCATTTTTTCACGCTGATTAGACTCTTTAATAATACGAACTTCACGTTCTTTTGTTTCAATCAATTTTTTACTTTGATTGAGTACTGTCATGGATTCGGCTAATTGTTGGTCTTTCAATTGTAGAGCATTCATTAGTTTACGTGTTTCAGCCTTATCATTTAAATGAGTAACTGAAAACTCGCTTGCAAAACTTTCAAATATTCTACGTCCAAAATTGTTCTCACGAGCAACCTTGATATCTTCCTTCAATTGTCCTAATTCACCCTTTAGATGTGATGTTACAACGGTATTCAATCTCTTAGCAGATTCACTCACGAAACGTGATTTTAATCTTTCTAATTGTTGACGACCTTCTGCAACTAACTTAACCTTTGCTTCTACAACTGCTTGTTTGTCTTGTGTGAATTCTTTAATTTCACGTGCCAATGCATGAACAATAAATTGCTCAAGTTTTTGCTGACTTTCCATTTGTAGTTTGCGTTCAGAGCGCAATTCTTTAATTTCTTCAGCTAGTTTAGTAACCATGAAATTATTGAATTTAACTGCGCTTTCACGCAATTGTTGTTTAGCTTGTACGCGGTCTTCGTTCATTGCTTGTCTTTCAGACTGAAATTCGGAAATTTCTTCTGATAAACTTTCTGTAACCATTTTATCTAGGGCTTCTACCATCACGATTCTGTCATGTTCATAACGTTGTGCGAATTCTTCACGTAATTCAACACGTACTTGCTCACGTGCCTCTTGTAACTTAGATTCCCATGCTTCATTTAGAGCCTGGCCTACATCTTCGTTAATAAGTCCACTTTCAAGTAATGGCTTGATAGCATCAAACATGCTGTTTCCCCTTTTATTTAATTTTGAGATCATTGATTAGACGAAGGACTTCGCTTTTCAAGTATTTCTCTACTTTCTTGTTGCCCTGTGCGTCTTTTGCAATATCCAACATTCTATGACCATGACGTAAATTCATCATGCCTTCATAGATTGCTTTAGGATAAGCATTAGGTGCGCTTGGTTGTGCAACAATATCCACAGTGACTATTTCAAAGTCACTTACTTTGCCGTTCATATCGTCAACGTTACCGCTGCCACGACTTGATACGCCGAGTTTGACACCACTCTCCAACATGGTAGCAACTAGTTGCCCCATTGGAGTTGGTAAAATCTTTAACTTGCCGAACCCATTAGCGCCGTCCATCCACATGCTTGTAATCATATGTGATACACGGTCTAGGTTGATCTTTAAGTCATCTGGATGGTCTACTTCACCTAATACAGAATGACCATCTGTAATCTGTTCGTTCAATGTTTGTACAGCGGATTCGATTTCGGAAACAGGGTAAATACGCTCGTTTGCGTTCTTTACCCCGCCCTGAATGAAGATACCTTTCATATAAAGGTTCTTCTTATCGCCTTCACTTACACTTTCAACCACCATGCTTGCGCGGTCAAATGTCAAGTGCTCCTTGAGATACAAAGCCATTCTCTCAGATTCCTTATATTCTACGCTTTACTGTCTTGCGTGACTCAGCTACAGGGCTCTTAGTATTCACACCATTGTCACCCTTTGACGGAGCAGGAGCTTTTTCTAAGTCAGCGTTGTTTTGTGCAGGGGAGTTCTTAAATGATCCAGCACCTTTTACTTGTGACTCGCCTTTTGAGTAGAAGTTGCTAGCGCCTTTAGGTCCTGTAGGAACTGTCTCACTTGCACCGCTAAACTTTACTGGACGACTGTCCATTCCAGCTTGTCCACTGTTTTGTAAACTTGTGCTTTTTGTGTTCTGACCATTGTCACCATGTGTCACAGATACTTTCTTCAAAGTAATTGCTTCCATCATAGCTTCTTCGTCATCACCCATAGCCATTTCTTCGTCACCCATAGCCATTTCGTCATCAGCATCTGCCATGTCATCATCGGCCATTTCGTCATCACTGTTGCCCATGATTTCTTCAAATTCAGCCATCAATTGGTCTAACTTATCTTCAATGCTTACTAAACGATCTTCGACACCTTCTTCACCCATGTCATCGTCATGTTCAATATCAACGATATCGTCATCACCTTCGTCATCAAAATCAATTTCGTCATCTTCTTCTTCGGTCATGCCTTCTTCTTCAGCAGAGATTTCGTCCATCATCTCGCCTACTTGACCGCCTGGATTCATTCCTTCATCCATTTCATCGGACATTATATCTTCATAGATTTCGCGGCTTTTTTCAACTACGATATCGTGGAATAATGCACGTGCTTGTTCTTCGTTCTCATTGATAATCAAATCAATAAGTTGTTCAAATTTTTTGTGGTCCATTGTTTGTTTCTCCTAAGTAATGGCTTTGTATTATACTTATGCTGTATAATTAAAAAATGCTCAATAAGATAGCATTTTTTACATTTTTAGGAGAGATATAGAGATTTTATACCGTCGGCGCGCCAGCTTCAGGCTTAGCACCATATTGTTCGTGTACTTTTTTGATATACTTTGCTTTTTCAAAATTACGAACATCTAACATTTTTCTAAGTTTGCGTATCTGTCTTAGAGTTAGTTTTGTCTTACGGCTTTCTTTCCACTTTGGTTTGCTGTTGTCCGCTTCGGTATCTTGGTAGCCTTCTACGGCGGGATTAAACATTTCCATAAGTCTCATAGTATGTATTTATCTTACATGCCGCCGCCCGACGGTGCTGGCATTCCACCTGGGGTGTTTCCAGCATCGGTAACTGGACCTGCTACTTCTGGGCCAGCTTCTTGACCTTCTTCTGGCTGATTTTCAATACTGTCTGCTGTCTCTAAGTCACTATCAATATCACCTGCGCTAACACCAATATTACGTAAATCACTACTTGATGGTTCAACATCAGTGTCTTTGCCGTTTTCTTCACGCCACATTTTCTCATTCTTATTGATTTCTTCTTCACTTAATCCCAAGAATCTTTCTAGTGCAAAGCGTTTACTCATGTACGGGAATGCTTCCATAGCTTGGAATGTAGCAACTCTAGCTGTATCTAATTCACTTTGACGATAAGCAGCAAAGTTTTGCGGTGGATTAAATTCTAGTGTGAATAATCCACTGTCAATATTAAAACCTCTCCAACGCAAAAATAACTTGAATTCTTCATCTAATTTATGACTCAAATACTTCTGTAGTCGTTCGCAATATTGATTGAAACGAAACTCTTGAATCATTGCTGTACCAACACGGCCGTCACTTAATGGGGTTGTATTGTCATCAGGACCAGTGGGTAAGTATGAACTTGGGACACGTAAACCACGTGCTAATCTATTGTTAAAATACTTCAAGTCATCAATTTCGCCAAGATTCTGTCCACCGGGTAATACTTCAACACTGCTACCACGCCCATCAGCAGTGACTGGGAAGAAGTAATCTTCGTTCATACTTAATGGATTATATGTAGCATCAACGATTGCTGAACCACCATGCACTGATGGAATACGTCTTTGATGTATCTCATTCTTAATACGTTCAACGAATGCCATAGCCAAGTGACTTGGCATGTTACCAACGTCAATCTTAAACATTCTACGTTCTGGAGCACGTTGAACACGATAGATAAGAACAGCATCTTCTAATAGTTCTTTCTGCTTATAAACTTTGAAAATGTTTTCTAAGATACTTTGACCAAAGGGCCAGAAACGATCTAATCCTTCAGTTAAACTCAAGTGAACAATGTGTTTAGCATCAATAGCTGATTCGCTTTGTCCCAATGTGAAACGACTACCGGTAGTGTTGTAGGGCATACTTGGAACAGTATATCCACCTCCACCCCCGCCTCCTGAGCCGCCTCCTGTACCACCTAAGCCAGTTGCTGGGTTAGCAGCAAAGTCTGAATTAGTTTTCTGTGCGACAGTAAGATTCTGTAAGTTAATGTTAATGTCTTTGATAACATATTGTTCTGGCTTCTTGCCTTCACTTTCATTAACAATAACTTTAATAACTTTTGTATTATCAATCCAGTATAACTTAAAGTTTTCTGGATCACGAACAAAAACTTGATCTCCATACTTGATAGTATTACGGAAAATTTTGAATGTTCTTGTTCCAAATTCGTTTAGTTTACACCACTGTTGTAGTTGTGTTTTAAGCAATTCTACTTCATGGGGAGTTGGATCCTCAGTAAATGCTAAGTTGAATGGGGTATCATTGTGTTCGTTTTTCTGTGTACTGAATTCACTAATGATATCTAAACATGCATTAATTTCAGCATCAACGTCCATCATTTCATATTGATTGTATCGTTCAATGCGATTTGGGTGACCAGTATAGACTTCTGGAAGTCTAGACATATAGTTTTTATAACCCATCTCGTGGTTATTCCAGCCGCCAGTACTTGAACCATTTTGTCCTGGACTACCGTTCCAAGCGCCGGTATTACTATTGCCGCCGCCAATGGGGCTGGAGATACCACTCTTATTCGTAAAACGTTTTTTGTAGGTCATAATATTATCTAGTATTTAGTGTTAAGTCTGAGAATACTTTAATATTTTGTCGGAGATATTGTTACCATCTCTAATAGCAGATATCATTGAATCAAATTTATCTTCCATAAGATCGTGTATTCCTGCTAATATTTCAGCAGCCTGGCTTGAGTTAGAACTTGATTGATTATCATTTGCCAATACAGTAGACAATGGGTCTTTTCTTGGTGGATTATTTTCCTGTTCTGATTTTTCTACTCTAATCTTTTCACCTGGATTTAATGGAACTGCAGCTTCTCTTAGTCCAGCTTCAGCTAGATTTACATGCACCCCGCCCGGTCTTGGCTCAAATACACCACCATTAAATGCATTTAGTTGACCATGAATGTGCCCACCATTCGCGTTCTCACTTGGGTCATTGTATTCATCTCGGGCATAGTCCAGTCCCAAAGATTTTAGTTTTGCTACTATTTCAGCACCTTCTTCTTTTGACGGCGCTTTGTTTAGAGTAAAGTCAAATGCTTTTCCTTTAGAATGTTGACCTTGTTTATGGTAGTTATCATTAAATCCGCTGAATTGTAAAAATCCCGGTATACTTGCTTGTACTTGTTTTGCTATTTCAATTAGTCTAGGATCAATATCCCCGTCATCTTTTTGAATATCACCAGCTGGATTAAATATCAATCCAGCTTGTCTAAGCATTGCTGCACTTGCCTTGACTGTCCCGCCCGGAGTAGATGCTTGTGGGATAGCGCCTGCTGCTCCTGTAGTGCCTCCACCACCTGATGCAACCTGAGAAACTATTTGTGCTAGCACATTAGGCAACATATTTGTTACATTTGTCATGCTAACAATTAATTTTTCATCTGTAGCTTTTAAGGCATTTGTAGATTTTATCAACGGACCATCTATTCCCAATAATTTATTATTATCGTCAGTTAACTTAAGTTGTTTTAATGATATTTCTATAATTTTATTGTTAGCCTCTAACAGTTTGTTATTAGTTTGATTTAAATTATTATTGATAACGTTAAGTCGTGTAATGGTAGCATCACTGTTTTTGGTAGTTTGATTTAAATTATCATTGGTGACGGTAAGTCGTATGATGTTAGCATCACTATCTTTGTTACCACTTGTACTTCCACCTATCATTCCTTTTAATTGCTCTAACGGGACAATTGCCTCTGGTTTACCCTTTTCACCTACTGTAACAGTTGTTCCTTTATCTGTACCCGGTACAACACCACCTTCTGCTTTTTCGGGTGCTTTTTGTACATTACGTTGTCCCCTAGTTAAAGTAACAGTTGATGCGGGTTCACTATCTAAATTATTTTGACGGTTAAACTTAGCCATTTCCACATCATTGAAACTAGATGAGGTTGGTGATGCTACTGCTGATGCGCCACTATCTATTAATTTTATTTTATCGTTTAATTTTTCTTTTTTGTCTTGTAAATCTTTTGCTACCTGTGCTTGTGCCTTTAACATTTCTGCTGCCGGATCAGACCCTTCTTTGTTTAATTGTTTATTAAGTTTGTCACGGTCAGCCATGACTTTAGCAGCACTTTCACCTTTTGCTATTCTATCTTTGGCTTCCAATTCAAAAAGTTCTTTTTGAGCAATGTTCTTATCTTTTGCTATTTTCTGTTGCTCTACTAGTTTTTGCTGTATTTTTTTGTTTTCGGCTTCAGCTTGACTTTCTACCGCAACTATATCTTCGTATACTTTCTTTTTATCTTCTAGTGTACGTTTTTCTTTATTCAATAATTCTACTTGGTCTGTGTATAATCTCACAGCTTTTTCAGTATCTTTTATTTCACCGGCTGATGCGCCCTGTTCTTTTTGTTTTTTAAGTTGTAATTCTGCTTCTTTCTTTCTATCTGAAGCATGTTCTATTGCTTGTTCTTTTTCAATTATTTCTTTGCCTGTAACTTCAACATTACCTTTTGCGTCCTTAAAGGCAGCAAAATACATTTTTCTACCAGCATCAAGCATAGAGACAGCAGCTTTGCCCATCATGCCTGAGGCTTCTAGCATTTGCTTACCAGCACCCAATTGTCCATTTAATAATTGAGTTTGTTTAGCTATTGCTTCTTCCTGAGTCTTTCTGGCAGTCGCTACATCCTTATCGGTTTTTGGATCGGTAGCAGCTTTTCTATATGCATCAATAAATTTATTTTCATCAAATTTTTGTCCTTTTGCTTCAACTTTTGCTCTTTCGGCCATAACCGCGGACATAATAGTTTGACCATCAGCAAGTTTATTAAACTCAGGTACTATATTATTCAACGCATCAGGTACTAAACTGATAGTATCAGCAAACCGAGTCATTTGACGCCCAATACCTACTGCTGCTTCTGTTAATCCAGAACCGGTTACTGTTCCTGCTTTTGTTGCAGCAATTAATTCTGGCACCATCATTTCTGCCATAGCAGATGCCGGGCTAGAAATTCCTCTGGCTGCTATATTTTGTTGATAACCTGTAGCAACTTCTGCTCCATATGTATTGCGTAAATTTGCTGCTATTCTTATTGTATCTTGTAATACTTTTACCCTCAATATAGCTTCCTGATCATCAGGATTTTCTTTAACTTTTTGTTGTGCTGAGTACAAAGCCGCACGAGTTTGGCGATCAGCCATTACTGCTTCTCTAGCCGCCTCTTGCTCTTTGCGATTAGCACCTGTCAATGCTGCAACTCTATCAAGTTCTTTGATATATTCTACTGTACCTTTAACTAGATCCTGTGTTGTTTTTCCTTGAAGCAATCCAAGTCTAGCTTGTTGAGTCATGAATTTTTGAGCATGTTCCATTTGAGCATTTTGACTAATACCCATCTTCTCAAATACCTTACTCATCTCATCATTGATTAAATTACCTGTTACTTCAATAAATTTTTCAGCTCCATCAACTGTAGTAGCCCCAAACATTGCTATTTCTTTAGAATTAGCTGATAATATTTTATTAAGTTTATCAAACTCTTTGATAGTTAACCCTACTCTCTTAAGATCATCTATCATACCGGTTACACCTCTGGCGCCGGTCATTGATGCTTCACCTAGTTGTAAGAAATTCTTATATGCTTCATCTTCAAGTGCAGCACGTTTTTTGTTTAGTTCCGCTTCTCGTCTTATAATTGCCGCTTCTGCTTGAGAAGCATATCCAAGAATAGCCAACAGCCCGCCAATGGCTACTGCCAACAATCCAATTGGGCCAGTTGCCAGTGTTACTTGAACACCTACTGCCATCATAGTGGCACCAAAATCAACCAAACCTCCACCTGTTTTTTCTATAGAGTCTGCATATGCATTTGCTTGTTCAGAAACCATAGCAGCCATTACGCTTTGACCTCTTACTCCATCTAATAACGCATCTTCATATGCTATTAGACCTTTATAAGTTCCTACTACTCCGGCTTTTAAGAAGTCAAACGCAGCCGTTAAAACAAAGCTACCGGCAGCAATGGCTCCCTTTTTACCAAACATATCTTTGAATTCTTCCAAAGATTTTTCAGCTTTATCTCTGGCTTCATTTTCTTGTTTTATTTTTCTTAATGAGGCTTCTTGTTCTTTGTTTAATTTGATAGTCGTGTCTATTATTTTATTATTACTATCAACATAACGACCCATTGAAGCTAACTGTTGCTTATATAATTTTTCTTGATCAAGTGCAAGTTTGGCATTTTTAGCGTCAGCACCGTACTTAATTCGTAGATCTGGTCTATCGTCAAGATTTTTTTGTAAATCTGATATTAATTGTTTTTCAATTGTTTCTCGCTCATTAGCTAATTGATGTAATTTACCCTGACTATCTCTCTGAAATCCTAAACTTTCAAGTTCATAATTGGCTCGTCTTCTAAAAGTGCTTTCTTGATTCTCAGCAATTTTTTTAACTTCGTCATTATATGCTTGTTTATCTTGATTTTCTTTATTTTTTAATTTTAGTGCCGCAGCATCTAGTTCGTTGGCCTGAAATCGTTGCCGTTCTGTTTCACTCAATGACTTCCATATAGCATCTGCTTCTGCTTGACGGGCTTTCTTTATTTCTTCTGCGGCTTGCTCACGTTCTTTTCTTTCTTTTTGGCGCAGGAATCTTTCAGCTTCATTCAGGTCTTTTTCTTCATCAATGGCTTGTTTGGTGTTTTCTACCCCGCGTCCTAAATTCTGATTTAATTCTGAAATTTTTTCAGTAAATAGTCTAAATGTGTCATCGTCTAATGTTGCCATATTAATTTTACCCGTGTTTTTAACTAATAAATAGTTATATATGTATTTATTGTTTGTAAAAATACATTTTTGGAGAAATATAAATGACAAACCCACTAAGACAATACTTTCGTAGACCAGCACTATATCTAACATTACCTAGTAGAGGTAAATTTTACCCTGAGGGTGCATTAGAAATGCCGGAAAACGGAGAACTTGCGGTCTATCCCATGACTGCAATTGATGAGATTACCAGTAAAACCCCAGATGCATTGTTTAACGGGAACGCAGTTCCTGAAATTATCAAAAGTTGTGTCCCGGGAATAAAAGACCCATGGGCAGTTCCCAGTGTAGATATGGATGCTATTCTAGTTGCTATTCGTGCTGCTACTAACGGCAATGATTTGGAAATAAATAGCACTTGTCCTAAATGTGAGGAAGAAAGCAAGTATAATGTCAACTTGGGATTTTTACTTGGTAGCATTAAAGCCAGTGACTATAATGAAGTTTTTCCAATGGGTGAATTAACACTTAAATTTAAACCATTAAATTACACTCAGGTTAATGACGGGAATATGGGGCAATTTCTTATACAACGTGAAATAAACAGTTTAGAAGGAATTACAGATAGTACTGAAAGAAGCAAAGTATCCGGGGAAATTATGAAAAAATTGACTGAGATGAATATGGAATTAATCAGTTCAGTAATTGAATCTATAACGATCCCAAATGAAGTGGTAACTAATAGAGAATTTATCAGTGAGTTTCTATCCGGATGTGATAGAGCAACCTATGAAAAAATACGTCAACATGTATTGAAATTAAGAGATAGTTCAAATATTAAACCGCAACATATTAAGTGTGTAAGTTGCTCACATGAATATGATCAGGCACTAGTTTTAAACGTTTCTGATTTTTTCGCCTAAGGCTTCTGTCTCTCGCTCCCGAGAAGATACAGAAGCTGCTAGACGGCATGGATGAAGAAACAAAAACAATCAAGAAAAATGCATTAAAGTTTTCTTGGTATATGAGGGGAGGGGTATCCTATGAGGATGTACTTAATATGTGTGAATCGGAAAGAGAAGCCATAAGTCAAATCATAGATGAGAACTTAGAGACTACTAAGAAAACTCAGATGCCATTCTTTTAATCCGTAATTATTCATTTATGTAAGATTGGGTGTCTCATTAAGAGATGAACTTACGTTCATCTAAGAACTCACTTCGTTCGTTCTTATTTTTCTACAATACTGTATCCTCAAAAACTTTATTGTATCGGATATATATTGCCGATTAGAGAGCCATGGTAGTGCAAATTTGCACCACCAATGAAAAAGGTATGTTTGCCATGACCGTCGTCCAGTGTTATCTATTCTCCAATTAGTCGCCTATTTCTGACACTAACTGCTACCGGTTGCTCTGTAAAGTATTATGAGACTGTAGTGAAGCTAACAACACAAGTTGTTTCTTCCGCAACGCACATTCTATGAAATCAAGATAAAGTATTCATAGACTTGTTGAAGGTTCGCTTTGCCGATTGCCTTCTCGGTATATCCATAGCTATTGCTAACTATGCTTACTCCAGAATCCGTCAGCACAGCACAACCTGTACAAACTCAAGGAGGACTCACAACTGAGCCGTCAAATTTTTATGTATTAATGGTTAAAAGGGAATCTTTGTTTTCTATTGACTTTGTGTCTATTGTAGAATATGTTTTTAATAAATCTGTATTATGTAAGAAGAAACTGTCAAATTCAAAAATCATCCAGTCTCCGTGTTTTTGTGATGTGTAATAAGTGAAGTTATCGGCTACCCATGTTAATTTGCTTTGTACACAAATATAACGACCCTTACGATTAAACTTCATAAACAGTATGTTTAAATCATCCGGGTCAGCTACATCCATAAGCTGTCCGATCCATGCGTCTATTACTTTACATTCCCCTGTAAGTAATAGATGAAAGGGAAAATCTGCATAGAACTTGCACTCAACATTCATTCTATTGAATGATTGTCCGGGTACAATATCACCCTTGAACGAACGAATCTGTCCTTCGTGTAATACTTCTGTTCTACTTTGATTCTTCCCGCCCACATAAGCACCAGATCCAGGCGCACGAATGAAACTTTCACCGTACTTATCGGATAGATATTTAGCGATTTCTCGCTCAAAACCTGAACCTTTGTTTTTCTGTGGACTTGACATAGACATATACTTATCGTTGTATTTCAGCTATAAAATTATTCTATATCTACCGCTGTGTTGTAACTTGTAAACCCATTTTCTTTGACAACTTTCAACACATTAGGTACTCGTCCTGCTAATTCTTCTCTATGAGACACAAGCCAAATAGACTTCTGTCTACGACGGCTCATCTCTTTAAGAATAGCAATAGCATTTTCAACACCCATTGTGTCTAAACCACTATCAATTAATTCATCAATAAACAATGTATTGATTGGGCTATACAAGTTCTCCCATACATCACGGAACGCAAAACTTAATCCTAGAATTAGCCGATTGCGTTCTCCCCTGCTAAGATTATCAAAATCAAGTTCACGACCCAATTCCGTAATCTCAACTTGTAAATCATTTTTAAATATTACTTGATGTGGCAATCCAATCTTATCTAAGTAATGTGTCAATCTACCATTCAAATATGATAGATTCTGGTCAATAATCTTTTTACGAACAAAGCTATCTTTGCTGGTTAGTATATCAAGCAAGAACTTCTGATGTTCCATGGTGCGTGTCAATTGATTAATTCTGTCAAAGTTAATCTCTTGCAATGCTTGGTTCTCCATCTCTGAAATCTGTTCACTATATGGATCAACTTCTTCGCTTTTTCTTTCAATATCTTTAATGATATTTTCAAGTTGGCTACTATGCTTGATTGCTTGTGATTCAGTATCATAATGAGTAATTGGCATTGTACCTAAAACACCCAAGTCTTTTAATGCCTGAGTGTGTTCCATGAATTGTTTATTGATAGTTAAAACTTGAAATGCTGCTTCATGTGATGTTTTTATCTTCTCATCCAACACACTTTCATGCTTTTTATCATGGAACTCTTGTCCACAGGCATAACATTTGTGGTCACGCAAATCATTAATTTCTGTTGTTAGTTTGTTAACTAATTTTTGTTCTTTAGACTCATCAGCTACGCAACGAGCAATTAGTTTATTGAGGTCATCAATAGTCTTGCGCTTTTCGTTGTATGCTGTTAAATCTTTGTGAGCCTGTAATTCTGCTGCAATATCAATGGTAATCAACCGTTGATAATCAATAGCAAGACGTTCTAAATCCTCATTGTGTTTCATCTTCCACAATTTTTGTCTACGTTTAGTAGAATCAATTTGTTCTTTCACACGCTTATTGGCTTCTTCAATTGCTTTTACTTTGAATTCTTCTTGTTGAATATCATCTTTACTGTCTTTAACCAGTCCCTTAATTACTTCTGCTTTTTCTGAAAGCAATGTGATACCTAATAGTTGCTCAATGATATCACGTTGTTCATTGTTTTTAAGAGCAAGAAATGGTTCGCTGTAGGTGTTGAGTGCTACGATATGCTTGAACATATCACTACTCATGTGTATCACTTTTTCAATTGCAGCTTGTGTTTCTTTATTCTCACCCTGTGCATCATCCAATCCTTTTTGTAAATCACTGTTCACATAAAATCGTAGAATGTTTGGCTTACGCCCGCGTTCAATCTTATAATCAATACCATTAACACTAAACTCTAGTGTTACCATCATGTTTTTACCATTGGTACGATTAACTAGATTATCTTTACGAATACTGTTAATGGGAACACCAAACAACGCATAACTTAATGCTTGAATCAATGATGTTTTGCCTGTGCCATTACGAGCACCATCCCCACCTAAGTCTAGATTCTCACCTAGAATAAGTGTTAGTTCCTGTCTGTCAAAGTTGACTGCTTGTGTTACTTGTCCGATTGATAAAAAATTACGGAGGGTGATATTCTTCAGAGTTATCATAGATTGTTATAAATTTCCAAGAGTATTCGTTTATCAAATGCATTACTTTCAATGCTATTGATTTGGTCAATGATGATTTGGTCTACTGATTCAAACTTCAAATCACCTCTACCCTCTTGTTCAACTTGGTCTACTTTCATTGGTATCAATGCCATCTCTCTTAGTTTATGTTCTGGGATTAATGTTTCACGTATGAAATTTGCCTCTTCATATGAAATATCAATGTCAAGATGTACTCTAACATGACTGTCAGGCAATAGCAATCCCTTTGGATTTTCTAATATATCACTTAACTTATGAACACGATACAATGGTTGTTTAGGCCAGCTATGAAAGAGTGGATCTTGTCCCCATTCTAGTACCATCATGCCACGTGCATCATCTTGTGCATCAGCATAGTTATGTGGGAAACTATTGCCAATGTACCAAACATTAGCACGGCTTTGGCGTTTATGAAAATGCCCACTAAAGACATAATCAAAATCTTTCATATGATCAGTATTGATTTCACCATGATCGGGCATCTCAATCATTGCATTCATATAGAATCGGGGTAATTCAAAATGACCAAACATATATTTGCCACTTAGTTTTTGTACTTTCTTGTAGTCATCCTGTACTAGCCAGGGTGCAATTACTACATCTCCCGCTTTAAAGAAGTCGTTGACGATTTGTACGTTTGGTAAATGTTTAGCCCACTCAACACTATGAATGTCCCTGCGGTCACGATAATAAAGGTCATGATTGCCCGGTATAAAATATACCCTATCAAAGTTATCATTTAGTTTCTCCAATGCTTGTAATCCAAACTGTAATGTATGGATATTGATACTTGCCCTGTGATGATTCCAGTCACCCAAAAAGAAACAAGTTTCACAATTTTCTTCTTTGGCCTTAGAAATGAACCAGTCAATGAAATTGGAACAGTCTTGATTATGTTGCAAGCTATTTGACTTCAATCCAAAATGAATGTCAGTTAGGCAAGCAGCTTTTTTAAAAAGGTTAGTCATTTTTCTATTGTATAATAAATGATGTTGTCGTAGCAACATCAACGGGGAAATTATTCTTCGTAAACTACGGAACTCATACCAGCACCAAGCCCTTGACGAGTCCAGCTTGGGTTAAGTCCATTAATCTCTAGGATATCATCACGTATATTTTGATTACGCTTTTCGGTATTTAATACACGACAGAAACTATTTGTTATAGCGGCGGTGTAATAAGCGAATGGGTTAGCTGATTTAGCTTCATTGAATCGTAGTCCAACGTATGTTAATTGTAGAATGGCACTGTTACGCATCTCATCGTTGTATGTGTATCCACGCCAATTATATTTCATGGCATATTTTTCGCACATCATAATATACATACGGGCAAGTTTGTTTGTTACTTGACCATGATCCTTGCTGAATTCTCCGGTTGCTAGATCACCTTTCCAATGACTTTTACCTACGCAATAGAAAGTATTGTTTTTGTCAATCATATAATGTTGGAATGGGGGGAAGTTTACTTTGACATGCACCATGTCATCTACTTCAGCTTTAGTAGTTACATCTTCCAAGTCAGCAAAAATCTCATCTGGGTCAGCTTCCTCAAATTCAAAGATATCTTTTGCTGTTTTCTTTTTAACTGTTTTGCGGGGAACTTTTGGTGCTACTGGGACATGATCCCAATTCATTACACGGAATACAAGATCGGTTATTTCTATAGAATCTGGGCTAACTGCGTCTTTTGAGCCTTGTTCCAAGCCAAGACGTAATGCTCTAGTTTCTTTGGCTTGTTGAATAGTTTCGGGTTTGAATGCGTATTCTAAACTTTCTTCAATAGAAGATTGAGGCATATCTACAATAAAATCATATCTATGATATTCGGATTTAGCAAAATGACAGTATGCTGTTTTACTTTCGTGTATCTCTTTTAAGATATCTTTGTTATTTAAATAATTGACGGGTTTTCTTGAGGGTAATGACATAGGTCTCCTTGATTTATAGTTATGCTTGAGTGATTATAGCATAATGGTTGCAGAAAAGCAACAGTTTTTTGTAGAAAAGGTAAAAATAAGACGCTTTTTATTTATTTCTTGCAATCTTCTGCCCTTGTAATAGAAATTTTTCTAGTTGTAGTATCGTCATGCCTTTACACATTTCTAATATTTCGCTTGTTTTCAAATATTTTTCAGTATCATCACGATGCCACATATTTTCCATTACGGTTGTCCATTCTAAATTATTTACTATATTATTCTTTTTGTTTTTGTCTTTGTGATTAACTACCAATGCTTTGTTTGTGGTTGGGATGAACACTTCTGCTACTAAACGATGGATATAGCTAGTATATCGTTTTTTGCCATCTGATAAACATACTAACTCATATCCCCAATTGTTAACGCATACTTTTAGTAATTTTACTTTTTCATTTTTTGTAGACCTAATTTTACCGTAATTACTAACTTCATATTTAGGTATTCTTTCAAGTGTTTTCCATTCTTCCATGATGTTTTCCTTATAGTTTTATTTATCTAAATATTTTATTTTTATTCCAAATACTGATATTTTGAAATGCTAAATAGTGTATAAGGATAAGAATAATATGTCACTTTTGGAAGATCAGTCTGTTAGGTCAGCAGAGTTGGAAACATCAATAAGAGTCCTTAAAAAGGACATCGCTGAGATTGAGGCAGAGAGAAAAGCTGTCCTTAAGGCTAGGACAGCTGCCCAAGAGGCAGGTGACGCTGCCACTGTCACTGCACTCACGCAAAAAAGTTCCGAATTGCTGCAGGAGGGTACAAGGGCTATTAACCAACTTAGTGTATATGAAGCAGAAAAAACAGAAATTGACGCTCAAATATACAGACTGCAACTTCAAGCACAACAGGAAGCTCAAGCCAGCAAAGCCCCTATTCCTGTAAATACAGGAAGTAATCCCGGTGGTGTCCCAGCCGGCCCAACTTCTACTATAACAGAGGGAAACCGTAATGACCCGTTGCCGGTAACCAAAGCTAGTGATCCTAATCTAGCACAAAATGCCGCCACAACTAATGAGGCCGCGCAAGACAAGAAACTTCCAGTTGAACCTAATCTAGCACAAAATGCCGCTACAACAAATGAAGCAATACAAGATAAGAAACCAACTGAAATAGATGAACTATCAGCTTACCCACCAAACACAGTAGCGCAACAATCTACTGAGATAGATGAAGAATCCGCATACCCACCTTACACTCAAGTTGGTAGAACATTGGGAGGCGCACATGTTGATAATGCTACTCCTGTCAAAATATCAGGAGACCCGCCAATTGATCGTAAGATGGCTGATGCGGATTATACTAATAATTTAATTCCTACTTCAGGAGAACGTGGACCTAATGTTGGGTTTGAATCTAATAAAACAGCATTACGTGATACACAAGCTGCACAGACAGAGCAAACTGCACAAAAGTTTAAGGCGCAAGAAGACTGGCGTGTACGTTTAAGCCTAGCACCGGGTGCAACTTATTTGTATAAAGTTGGTCAAGGTGCAGCCGGCATACTCAATCCATTACAGGCAACGGATGGGGTTATATTCCCGTATACCCCGGCTATATCAGTAACATATAATGCCGGATATGATGCCACTGACGTAACACATAGCAATTATAAATTTTTCTCATATAAAAATAGTAATGTTGATAACGTCACTATAACTGCTGATTTCACCGCACAAGATACAGCAGAAGCACAATATTTGCTAGCTGTAATTCATTTCTTTAGATCAGTTACTAAAATGTTTTACGGTAAAGATCCAGGGCCGGGACCCGGTGTTCCCCCTCCGTTATGTTATCTGAATGGATTAGGTTCATTTCAATTTGATTGGCATCCCCTAGTAATTAATAATTTTACTTATGCCTTGCCAACTGATGTGGATTACATTCGTGCTATGGACACAGCAAGTAGACCGGGCGTGAATATAGGATCAGGCCAACCTAAAGGCAAATCAGGAGAAGATCCAACAGCACAACGCATGGCCGGGGGAGGAATACAGCCCGGAGCACTTGCTGCTGCGCCTAAGTTTAAAAATGATTCAGGCAACAAAGATGCCGTAACTTATGTTCCCACAAAAATGTCAATAACGATACAAGCATATCCAATTGTATCTAGAAATGATGTAAGCAATAACTTTAGTTTGAAAGAATATGCAACTGGTAAGTTATTAAGAGGATCGCAACGACAATCAGGAGGATTTTGGTAATGGCAACAAGCATCTACCCAGCAACCAGTCCGTATTATAATACAGACATATACAATAGTAACTTTTTAGATGTAATGATAAATCGTACGATCCCAATGGTGCCATCTGATATCTATTGGGAAATCTCAACTGCATATGAATTTCGCCCCGACTTACTTGCATATGACTTGTATGCTGATAGCAGATTGTGGTGGGTATTTGCACAACGAAATCCAAACAGATTAAAAGATCCTTATTTTGATTTTGTAACAGGTGTGGGAATATATTTACCTAAGTTAGATTTATTAAAACAAGTATTAGGTATATAAGATGGCAACAGTTCAAACCGCACAACAAAATAAACAATATGCTGCTGGGGGAGGAGCCCAAGACGATAAAAGTAATCCACCACACACAAACTCTTTAGATATAGTAAATATTACTGGTAAAAAATTACCAGAATTATCAGGCACCAAAGCGAGCCCTAGAATACGTAAAAATCCTTTAGGAGATTTGAGCAGCTATACATATCAATTAACACTATATATGATAACGCCAGACGCATATAATGCATTTGTTTTATCTGGCAAAAAAGATATAAATGCTTTTCAAAATGCATTGACTGCTGCTAATCAACGTATTGATGCGGCAAACGCTAATACTATTGACAATAGTAATAGAGCCGGTGGTGCCGGGTCCGCTCCACAGGCAAATTTAACAGGCGGCGGCGGGGTATATGTAATTGCACAAAGCGGAGGTGTAGGACCTGGTCAAAAACGAGCACCAACACTGGACTATGATTTTTATATAGATGATTTAAAAATTACACAAGCCATCAATGGAAAATCTACATTAACAAATACTAATACTACTACACTAAGTTTTACGGTAACAGAACCATATGGATTTTCATTTTTAACAAGACTACAAGAAGCGGCAAAAGAATTAGCTACCCTTTGTAAAATAAAAGGATATGCAGATTTAAAAAATCCATCAAAACAATTTTTTGTATTGGGGATTCAATTTTTAGGATATGATGTTAACGGCAAATTAATAAATTCAAAAGATATACCCGGAGCCGAAGGTGATCCTACTGCTAACTCATTTGGTTTATATCAAAGATTTTATGATATCTATATTACTAAACTTACTTGGAAAATAGATGGCAGAAATGTAGTTTATTCTGTAGAAGCAGCTAACCTAGCTGATACCCCGTTTAAAACTAAACGAGGACTAGTACCACACTCTCTCACTACTATAGGCAAAACTGTATATGAGAATTTAAAGGGAAGCCTACAGGCGGATAGCAATCAAAGTCAAGCTGAAGTTAATAGATTATCTAGATTGTCAAAAAAATCAGTACCTCCTAATTCAGGAAATAATATAGGATTGATTGCTGCCTTAAATAACTTTGAAAAAAACATGGTTGGAAATGCCATTGAAATAGCAAATGAATGGGATATAAAATTTATAGGTGACGCAGAAGCGTATATTAAAGATGCATTAATGGTTACCCCAAATGATTTAAATAAACATAGATGGGGAAGAAACCCCGAAGTAACTACTACCAAACAATCACATGATGGTACTTCAACACAACCTGGCCAAACACCCGATCCTAATTCAAGAATGGTTCAAATTCAGAATGGTACTATGATTCTGCAAGCAATTAATTCTATCATTACACAAAGTACTTTTATGACAGAAGCTATGCAGTTGCTGTATCAAGAAAATGAAGAACTTGTAATAAATCCAAATAAACCCACTAAAAGTCAACTTTGGTATATGGTTACCGCACAAATAGAAGTTTTGGGATGGGATAATAAAGTAGGAGACTTTGCACTAAAAACTACATATATAATTGAAACATATGATACCCCAATGGCGTTAAGTACCTCTATTGGCAGTACCACTCTATATTACGGACCACATAAACGATATGACTATTGGTTTACTGGAGAAAATAGTGAAATTATAAAGTATGAACAATCTTTGGATAATAATTATTTTATTAACTCACTAACAGCGCCCGGGACCGATGCTTCACAGGGGGGGAAAGCTGATGTAGTTACTAAACAGGGACGTCCTACGAACGGGATAAAACAAGGGGGAGAAAATCAATCATTAGAGGTACAAAATAATTATATTACAAATTTAACTGATCCCGGTTCATGGTCAGGAGTTAAACTATCAATTATAGGTGATCCGGATTATTTAATGCAAACTTCAACTTCAAGTATTTCTCAAGTATATAGCAAATTTAATGGTTCAGATGGCTTTACTATAAATCCTAATGGTGGCCAAGTGTATATTGAAATAAATTTTAGAGAACCAAAAGACTATAATACTAATACTGGATTAATGAATATTAATCAAAGCATAATATTTTGGAAATATCCTGACTATGTTCAAAAAGATATAGATAGTAGAGGTGGCGGCATAAGTTATATGCTTTATGACGTAGTAAGTAGGTTTAGTAAAGGTAAATTTGAACAAGACCTGACAGGAACTATTGGTACATTTAATAGCGCAGCTGCCGCAGTAGGAAATCAATCGCAGGCTGAAACAAATAGATTAAATAGAAATTCTAATGCAAGTGTTCCTACTATAGCAGATGGTACAGGTGTATCACCATTAACACCATCTACTGCATTGGCAGCAGCTTCTAACTTTTTAGACCCGGCACAAAGAGGAGAAATAGCATTACTTAACTCTAACGTATTAAATCCAATGCAAAAAATTTCACAAAATCAAACTATAACTATTACTACAAAAAATGGACAAGTTGCAGACGGTGACGCGGGACCTTAACGAATAATTACTAATTTAAATATATGGCAACCGATAACTTTAAACCAACTGGACAGGTAAAAAACTTTAAGAATGACTCTGGCGGCGGAGTTGTTCGTAATAGCCCCATCATTGGTGTTGTAAAAAACAATATTGATCCTAACCGCAGCGGCAGAATTGATGTATATATTGCAGACTTTGGCGGACTTGATCCAAATGATAGCAAAAGCTGGACAACCGTAGGATACATGAGCCCGTTCTTAGGTAGCACTAGACCAAGCGGTCCCAATGGAGAAAAAGATTATGGAAGCTATACGCAGAACCCAAGTTCATATGGCATGTGGTATAGTCCCCCTGATATTGGTAGTACTGTAGTTTGTATCTTTATCAATGGTGATATAAACTATGGATACTACATCGGTAGTATTATTAATCCGGAATTGTTGCAAATGGTTCCTGCTATTGGAACCAACACACTATCTAGTCCAGTAATATTCAACGGGGGTGAAGCAACTAGTTATGGTGGAGCAACACAATTACCTGTAACCAACTTAAACACTAACAATAAATCAATTAGAGACAGTGCAGGCTTTTTAGATGCACCAAAACCAGTTCATAGCTACTCAGCTTCTATATATTTTCAACAAGGTTTACTTAGAGACCCAGTAAGAGGTCCAGTATCTAGTAGCGCATTACGTGAATCACCGTCAAGAGTTGGATGGGGTGTCAGTACACCCGGTAGACCTATATACCAAGGTGGATTTACTGATGATACAATTCTTAAACAATCAGGATCAAAAGACGCTGACGCTTTAAAAATTATTGCACGTAGAGCCGGACATACATTAGTTATGGATGACGGTGATGTAGTTGGCAAAGATCAATCCATTAGACTTAGAACATCACTTGGGCATCAGATATTAATGAGTGATGATGGGCAAACGTTATTCATCATTCATAGTAATGGACAAAGTTATATAGAATTAGGTAAAGAGGGTACAATTGATATGTACTCTACTAACAGTGTAAACATTAGAACACAGGGTGATTTAAATTTACATGCCGATAATAATATAAACATCAATGCTAAAAAAGATTTAAACATTGCTGCTGACAATATTAAAATAAATTCCACTAATAATTATGATGTAAGAGTTGGAAAAAACTATAGTGGTTACATAATGGGCAAGTATACTGTTAAGGTTAGTGGTGCAATGAGTATGGGAGCAGGCGGGGAAGGATCTTATGCTAGTGGTGGTACAATGTATATTAATTCTGGAGGCACGGCCAGCGCCCCAATTAATCTGAATACCGGTGCCACTTCAAATCCTCCTGCTGAAGTGCCACTGATTCCTCAAGTTGCACATACAGATACACTAGGTGATAAGAGTAAGGGATATGCAGCAGCACCAGGATATTTATTATCTATTGTTAGTCGTGCCCCTGCACATGCACCATGGGCAAGTGCTGGCCAAGGGGTAGATGTTAAAGTAACAACTAGTGCCAGTGCTGGGTTGCCAGCACCGCCTACACCAGCAGCCGCAGCAGCAAATACAGCATCAGCATCAACTGCTCCTGCTAATCCAGCAAGTGCATCAACATTATCAACTGTACCGGGCGCAGGCGCAGCAAGTAGCGCATTAACTGCCGGGGTAACTGCTGGATTAGTGGGTGCAGCAGCAAGTTCAGCAGCCGGCACCGCTGCCTCAGTAGTAGCAACAGGGTCAGGTGTTATAACAGATGCAACAGGCAAAATTAATGCCGCAGTTGGATCGTTAGCACAAACCCCGCAACAATTAGAAGCTGCCGGCATAATCAAACCGGGGGCTGCATCATTAGTAACCGGATTAGTTCAGAATGGTTCTAATGTAGCTGCTGCTATGACAAATAATTTGTTTACCGGTGCAGCCGGTGCAGAGACTCTTAACAAACTTTCTACTAACGTTGCCGCACAAGTTGATGTGGCTAAAGCTAATTTACAACAAGCACAAACTGCATTGACTAATGCTGGTGCAATTACCGGCGGAGAATCAGCAGGTACTATAGCAGGAATGGTATCAGCAGCATCAACAGTTGGAGTTGGTCCAACTGCTGACTTTGTTAAAAATGCAGCTAGCAGCGCAACTAGTTCACTGGGAGACGTAACCAAACTTACATCAACTGTAGGAAACGCAGTATCTAGTGCAATGGCTGGCGGAAACCTTGCAACCAATTTGGCAACAAATGTAACAGGCAAGTTAACTTCTATAACCGCTGGGGTAGAAGGTATGCTAGGTAAAGTAGGAGAAGGGGTAGCAAGTTTAGCTGACAAAGCCAAAGGAATATCAGGTGCAGCCTTTTCAGCAATTACAGGATCATTCAAAAACTTTGCTCCGGGTATACCACAAAATCTAGCTGCTATTGCAGAAAAAAATGCAGCAGCAGCCGCAGCCGGAGCATCTGGTCTAGGTGGAATTGCTGACGCAGCTAAGGGTGTTACTAATTTAACTGGCTCAATTACTAGTGGCGGATCCGCTCTCGCATCCGGCATAGGTAGTGCAGTCGCAGGCGCCGCAGGATCAGCATTAAATACTGTAACAGGTGCTGCAGGAATAGCAGGAAAACTAGTAGACGGTGCCGCATCAACACTTGGTGGTCTAGCATCCGGTGTAGCAGGTGGGGTTAGTAATATAGTATCGGGCGCAGCCAACGCTGTAACTAATGTAGCATCTGGAATAGCAAATGGAGCATCTTCTATTGTTAGCGGCATAGCTAGCGGGGTAAGTAATTTGTCAGGCGGACAAAATGCAATAGCAGCAATAACAAATGCTGGTTCCTCTGCTAGTAATCTAGTGCCCGGTGTAGCAGGCATTGGAAATATGGCAAAAACATTATCAACTGCTGCACAAAATGGTATGAACCCGGCTGCTGCATTAAACAGTACACTCACATCAGCAACCGCAAGTGCATCCGCAGTAGCAGGAGACTTATTAGGCAAGGTAGCCGGCGGCCCCGGAGCATTAGCAGGAGCTCTAGCAGCAGGAAAAGATAAACTATCTTCTCTTGCTAGTGCAGGATTACCGCCGGGACTTGCAGCACAGTTATCATCAAATATCAATTCACTTAACACAGCAGGCGCCGATCCAATAAAAATGCCAAGCATTGGGTTAGGTACAGTAGACAGAAGTGAGTTAGAGGCTTCAATTAAAGCAGGTTTGGGAGATAAAAAAATAACATTACCAAACTTCTCAGGTGCTGTTTCTGCTGAAGCCACAGATGCTGTGAAAAAGCTAGCTGATCGTAAAGAAGGATTTACTAAATTAAAAGCAGAACTTGATATTACTTTAACGGCTCAACGTTCTATAACCGATGCTGCTCTTGCAAAGTATGAAGAGGCTAAAAAAACTTTACCTGAAGGTGATCCTGAAAGAGAAAGATTAAGAGTAGCTGCTATGGTTGAAGTAGACAAAGGCAGCACAATAATGATGGCAAATCTAGAAAAACTGCAAGAATATGCTACTTCTGCATAAGCTAATAAATACATTACAGGATAAAATATGCCAGCATACATAGGATATAGTTCAATAAACGGATCTAAACCAAGGTCTACTAACCTCTCGTTTGGTACTGCCGGCGGTGTAGGATCAATGACCACTCCCGTTATAGTTGGGAATAAATTTCAATTAGTAGATACACCACTAGTTGTACAAGATTTTATCAATGCATTAAACATACAAAAAGGTCAAAAGGTAGGTAATCCAGGATACGGTACTACTCTTTGGACCTTTGTTTTTGAACCAAATACACCAGACACTCAATTTCAACTTGAAAGCGAAATACGCAGAGTTGCTAGTCAAGATCCTAGAATGATATTAAATTCTGTATATTCTTATCCTCAAGAAAATGGAATTTTGATTGAATTAGAGATGGCTATTGCCCCATTTAATAATGCATTTGATTTAAGCGTATTCTTCAATAACGCAACAAATCAAGCAGTTATACAATAACCCTAAAAAACCAAGATTCTTAGGTATGATAAATACTTAAAAGAGAATACTTATGGCTACAAGTTCAAGACAATCAGCATTATTTGGGGTAAATGACTGGAAGGCCATTTATCAAACCTTCCAACAGGCCGACTTTAGAAGTTATGATTATGAAACATTACGCAAGACTTTTATAGATTACTTGCGTATATATTATCCCGAAACGTTCAATGACTACATTGAAAGTTCAGAATTCATTGCTTTACTTGATGTTATCTCATTCATGGGGCAAGGTCTTGCCTTTCGTAATGACTTAAATGCCCGTGAAAATTTCATAGATACGGCTGAACGTAGGGATTCAGTTATTAAATTAGCCAATCTAGTAAGCTATACACCCAAACGAAATCTTACTTCACAGGGTTATTTAAAAGTCACTAGTATCAGCACTACTCAAAATATTACAGATTTGAATGGGTTTAACTTAAGCAATACTACAATATTGTGGAATGATCCTGCAAATTCATATTGGTTAGAACAATATAATACCATTATTAATGCTGCTCTAGTAAACACACAACGAGTTGGTGTGCCAGGTAATTCAGCACAGATTCTTGGAGTTAAGACAGACGAATATACTATACAAATTCCTGCAGGTAGCTTGCCTGTAATTCCGTTTTCAAATAATGTTAACGGAATGAATATGAATTTTGAATTGTGTAGTGTAACTACTGTTGGTGAAGATTATGTTTATGAATTGCCACCTGCACCCACAAACAGATTCAACATGCTATATCGTAATGACAAACTTGGGTACGGTAGTCCAAATACTGGATTCTTCTTTTACTTCAAGCAAGGTACATTACAAAACTTTGATTTTGTTTTACAAAATCAAATATCTAATCAAACAATTAATATAGATATTCAGGGTATTAACAATACTGATACATGGTTATATCAAATAAGCCAAGCAAATGGATTGTTTGGATTGTGGAAACAAGTAGAAAATGTTTATGCAAATGCATATCTTCAAAGAGAAGCTAGTGTCAATAAAATATTTTCAGTTGGCAGTGGGTTTAATGATCAAGTAAGTTATATATTTGGTGATGGCGTTTTCAGTGAAATACCAGTGGGTAATTTTAGAGCATATGTTCGTGCAGGCAACGCACTAACATATACAATTGACCCAACACAAATGCAAGGCATTAGTGTTAACATCAACTATGTAAGTAGAGTTGGTCGCATTGAAACATTAACACTTCAGTTAGCATTACAACTTCCTGTGTCAAATGCACAAGTTCGTGAATCGTTAGCTGATATTAAACAACGTGCTCCAAGCCGTTACTATACACAAAATCGTATGGTTAACGGAGAAGATTATAATAACTTCCCATATACATTGTACAGTTCAATTATTAAATCAAAAGCTATCAATCGTAGTAGTGTTGGTATAAGTAAGAATTTAGATTTGTTAGATCCGACTGGAAAATATTCTAGTACTAATAGTTTTGCAAATGACGGTGGAATATATTTAAATAACAATGAAGGTAATGCATTATTGGTGGTTAATAGTACCAGTGATATTATTACTTTCTTGACCGGAACACTAACTACTATATTACAAGATAACAGGTCTTTGCAATATTATCTTCAATATTATACAAGATATAATATCAATACTGCATCAGGTGACGGTACTGTTTATTGGCAAACTAAAACAGTTAATGCAAACAGTCTGACCGGTTATTTTTATAATATTGTTAACGGCGGAGATAATCCAATACCAGTTGGGACTTACTCAACATACAATGCAAAGTACATAACAAAAGGCGCAATGCTAAAGTTTACAGCACCTGCCGGATACTATTTTGATGTTAACAATAGATTAGTAAACGGTGTTGCTAGTCCAGCAGATGCTACTTATATTTGGACTACGGTTTTAAATGTTATTGGTGACGGATATAATAATGGAGCAGGCGCATTTGCTAATGGTACCGGGCCAATAACATTAAATGCCTACGTCCCTGTTGGTGCTATATTATCTGTAGTAATCCCATCATTTAGTAATTCATTGCCTAATTCTGTAATCAATGAGTGTATGACTCGCATTGATTTACAACAAGATTTTTCATTAGTATTCAATAACTCATTAACTATTGCACAAAATCGTTGGAGTGTTGAAGCATATAATGCAAATAATTATTTTGTTAATTTTAATAGTACGGGATACAATAGATATACAGTAACATATCGTTCATTGATTTATTATTTTGGTAGTGTAGCAGATACTAGATTTACGTTTGAAGCAGGTAAATTAGTATATGATCCATTTACCGGTAAGATACTACAAGATTATGTAAATATGTTAGTAACAAATACTCAACCAAATTCTAACTATCCATTAAACCAAGCTATTGTAGCTAGCATTATTGGACAAACAGTTCAATCAAATGGATATATTAATGATTTTGAAGTCGAGGTTGCATGTATTGATACAAACGATAGAACCATAATACAAAATCCAGATTTCTTTAATGAGGTTACCGGATATGTTACTGGTAATACTAATATCGGTATCTATGCGTTCTTTGAAGAAGTTCAAGATGCTATCAACTTAACTAGTTATCAGTTGATAGCATCATCTGATGTGATATATCAATATCCAACACAAACTCAAGTAGAAGTTGTAAAATATGAATATCCAGTTGGTCAACTATTCTATGCTTACACAGATAATGTATTTTACATAACTGTACAAGATCCTACAATTATTACTCCTTATTATACTTTAGTTGCACAACCGCAATATAGTATGAAGCCTGGACGTCAAGGATTACAGTTCCAATATCGTCACAATAGTAATAATACTACACGTATTGATCCTGCCACAACTAATATTATTGATTTATATGTAGTTACACAAGCATATTATACTCAATATCAAAATTGGATACAAGATACAACTGACACAGTTCCTATACCAACTAGACCCACTATAAATGAGTTAAGTCAAAGTTATCCTAGAATACAAGATTATAAAATGTTAAGTGATAGTGCTATATTAAACAGTGTTGTGTTTAAACCATTGTTTGGTCCTAAAGCAGCAGCAGCATTAAGAGGCACAATTAAGGTTATTAAAAATTCTAACACAAACGCTAGCGACAGTGAAATTCGTAGTGCGGTGTTGGCATCAATGGATGATTATTTTAATATTAATAATTGGAATTTTGGAGACACGTTTTATTTTAGTGAATTGAGTGCATATATCCATAATCAGATAGGAGAATACGTTAGTTCTTGCGTATTAGTACCAAATGATCCTACAATGGCATTTGGTGATTTGTATGAAATTAAATGTTTACCATATGAGATATTTGTAAATGCAGCAACAGCAAATGATGTAATAGTTATTGCTGCCCTTACACCCGCCGAATTACAGATAGCATAAGTAATATATAACATAAAGAATTTTAAAGATGGCAACAAGAATTAGAACATTAAATTTCTTACCAGAGATATTTAAAACAGAAACCAATGCTCAGTTTCTAGCAGCAACATTAGATCAGCTAGTATCACAACCTAATACTAAAAAGATAGAAGGATATGTTGGTAGTAAATTTGGCTATGGTATTAATGCTAATGATTATTATGTTACTGAACCAACAAAGATAAGAACAGATTATCAATTAGAGCCAGGTGTTGCTTTCTTAAAAGAAAATGATACTACCGCTACAGATTTTATTAGTTATCCTGGTATAATTGATTCACTAAAATTAGAAGGTGCATTAACGGATAACAACAATAGATTATTCAATAGTGAATTTTATTCATGGGATTCATTTACTAATTTAGATAAGATTATTAACTTTAACCAATATTATTGGTTGCCAACAGGACCTGAGCGTGTAGTTGTTGCCACTGATATTGTATATAATTCAGCAGCATATGTAGTTCAGAGTTTATCAAATGAATATTTAATATCTTCTGAAACACTTACTACTCCTAGTTCTAATCCATCACTAACATTATTGAGAGGCGGTACATATACATTTACTGTTAATCAAAATAGTCAATTCTGGATTCAAGGCGTCCCGGGCGTTACTGGATATAGCCCAACACAACGCAATGTACAAACTCGTGATGTATACGGAGTTACTAATAACGGAGCAGAAAATGGCATAGTAACTTTTACTGTACCACAAAAAGATGCACTTAATGAATATAATTTCCCTCTTGGGCCAAGCATTGGGGTAGTATCTACATTACCATTCAGTCAAGTTAACGGAGCATTAGTAAATGACATTGGTGGAATTGACGGAGTAACCGCACTAAACGGATTAACCGTGATGTTTTACAATACAGGCATTGAAGATGAAATTGCTTATGTAAATCAATTTTATGATCAAACTACATATGATCAAGATGGGGGAGTAGCTTATGACTCCTTAGTTGATTATCCTGGTACATCAATATTTAATAACAATTATGAAGGTGGATATTACACTACAGTAAATGCTAATTTTTATACAATAACTTTATTAGGTGATCAAGCTAATCCGCAAATTCAATTGACCCCAACCGCACCTATACCAAATAATCAAATAATAACACCTTTGTTTGGAACTGAATACGCTAATAGAGAGTTTTATAGAAATACTATAGGAACCATATCACCTATCCCATACAATAGTGCAATATTGGATAGACTATATTATCAAGATGGTTCTAATCCAAATAAAGTTGGGGTATTAAAGATTGTAGATAGTAATGTTACTAATACGTTAAACATCTTAACTCAAATTTTAGGTAGATCAACCTATACTGCACCAAATGGCGTGGTGTTTACTAATGGATTAAAAGTTTTATTTCAAGGTGATATATATCCAGAAAGTTATAACAACCAAGAATATTATGTTGAGGGTGTGGGTACTGCTATTGAATTAATACCAGTAACAACTTTAGTTACCCCGGGGTTGTTCTCTGAAGGCACATATATCCCATATGATACTTTGTCATATGATGTAGGTAATTATGATTCAAGTTTAAATATTCCAGTTGAACAAGATTATATAACTATTGCTAGAAATGCAATTAATAAAAATGCTTGGTCAAGAAGTAATCGTTGGTTCCACATTGATGTGATACGTGCTACTGCTTTGTATAACAATAGTCCCAACTTGGTTACTCAACTGGCTACTTTGAATAATAAAGCAAATCGTCCAATAATTGAATTTTATCCAAACTTAAGATTATTTGATTCAGGGGCATATGGAAAACCTCCAATAGATTTCTTAGATACCCGTACTACTGATGCGTTTAGTCAAGTAGCCGGACAAACTAACTATTACCCTGACGTTGCTGGATACACTACATACAATGCAACTATTGCACCAGTCACTGGTGCAATTACTACTAAAACTGCAACATCAACTATTGCGGTATCAAATGAAATCACTTTAAATAATACGACCGGTGTTCATATTAATGATACCATTGTGTTTGGTGGTACAGTATTTGGTGGAATTGTTTCTGGCACTACTTACTACATTACTAATGTTATTGGTAATAATATTACAATATCAACTACTAAATTAGGAACTAGTCTTTCATTAACAACTAGTAGTGGAACAATGACTACTAGTATATATCCATATAGTACAACAATCACAATCCCAACAGTTGATGTGTCTGGATTATTTGAAGTTGGTCAGTATATATCTGATTCTACAAATTTATTGCCACTAATTAGTTTTATTACAGATGTGACTATAGTAAGCACAGATACTGTTATAACAGTCTCATGGGATAAAACAAATGCAACTATTTCAGCAACTTCAGTAGCATCAGTAGTTACGGCTGATACTCCTTTATCTAACTATGCGTTATTTGAGGGTTCTCGTGTTGTTTTTGCATCAGATACTAACTTAGAAGTTAGAAACAAAATATATGTTTCACATTTTTCTACCATCTCAGGTTCTTCTACTCCAATCATTACTCTTACTGAAGCAGAAGATGGTTTAGTATTGGCAGATGAACAAACTGCTGTATATAGAGGGTATACTAATAGAGGGAAAGACTTTTATTTTGACGGACTTTATTGGAATGCTGGACAACAAAAAACAAACATAAATCAGCCGCCTAAATTTGATGTGTTGGATAGCAATAATATAAGTTTTGGTAATTCAGAATATTATTTAGGTACTTCATTTACAGGTTGTACATTATTTGCATATGGCATTGGTACTGGTTCAAATGATTCTGTTTTGGGATTCCCGTTGCGTTATAGTTCTGTAGATAACGTAGGTGATATAAGTTTTGATGTTACATTAAATAGTCAAACTTTTACTTATGTAGATGGAACTTCCCCGATTACACAAAATGTAAACACTGGATATATATTTAATTACTTAACTAGAACTGAGTATGTAAGAGAATTGGGATGGCAAACGGCAGTATCACCTAGTGTACAATATCAAGTATTTGAATTTGATTGGAACCTTATAGATTTAAATCCAGAGTTTGTTTGTGATGTTTCTGCTACCTATAGCATCCCAACAAACTGGCCATTAGTTCAAGTTTATATCAACAACACATATTTGCCTTCTACTGATTATACTGTTACTATTACTAATACTACTACTACTGTAAATATCCCTATTTTTACTATTAATAGTATAGCAACAGTCATTCAAGTTTTGGTATTGAGCGATCAAGTAAGTAAAACTGCATATTATCAAACCCCTATCAATTTGAATAATAATCCTTTGAATCAGGATATTACTACTGCTAATATTGGTGACATACGCGGACAGTATCAAAGTATATTCTTCAATAATCCAAATACAACAGGAGAAGTATTTGGTCCTAACAATTATCGTGATTTAGGTAATCTAGTTCCATGGGGCAATAGAATAATTCAAAATGGTGCCTCATTAGTATTACCTGGCACCTTCTTACGCAAACAAAATCATAATTTGTTTAACTCAATATTGTATAATAGCAGACAATATATTGGTTTTAAAAACTTATTAATAGATACAGTTAACACCACTGCTTATAGTTATTACATGACAGCAGCAGCAATGCTTGATGATGCACTAGATGTAATGAATGCTCCGCATACTGATAATGATTCATTCTTTTGGAGCGATATGTTGCCACAGAAGGCACCGTATATTACCAACACTTATAGTTTTGCAAATTCTTTAGATGTAAGTATCTATCCATTAAGTACCATCTATAATTATGCTACTGCAAACTACAATGGAATATTGGTATATTTAGTTCGTAACGGAGTCCAAACTCAGTTGATAAAAAATGTTGATTATACAATAAGTTCAACTTCGCCGGCATTGACTGTTACTAAAGATTTATTGCAAAATGACCAGATTATCATCAATGAATATAATCAAACATACGGGAGTTTTGCACCAAATACTCCTACTAAATTGGGATTGTATCCAGCAACTATACCTAGCGTAACTTTAGATACTGCTTATGTTGTACCAACATATTTTATAGTTGGGCATGATGGTTCATATAATAAGTTATATGGAGAATATAATTCAGTAACTGGAAAGTTAGAAGATTTCAGAGATCAAGTATTACTTGAGTTTGAAACTCGTGTTTATAATAATTTAAAATTAAGCAACACTATTCCAATACAAGCATATGAAGTATTACCGGGCTTCTTTAGAAATACAGGATATTCATATGCTGAGTTTTTACAAATATATAGTGAATCATTTTTAAATTGGGTAGGTCAGAACAGGGTTGATTATAAAACACAATTATATTCATCTAATGGAAAATATTCCTACAACTATACTAATAGTGGTAATAGAATAAATGGCGAACCCATTGAGCAAGGTTATTTTAGAGGGATGTATCTGTATTATTATGATACAAGTACCCCAGATGTTACTCCATGGGAAATGATAGGTTATGCTAATCAACCCAATTGGTGGGAAACACGTTACGGTCCTGCACCATACACAAGTGATAACTTAGTATTGTGGGGAGATTTAGCAGCAGGTGAAGATTGGGGAACCATTAACCCAGTGACCGGCCGCGGCGTTGTGTTGCCTAGATATGTCCGTAATGGGTTGTTAAATATATTGCCAGTTAATAGTAATGGAAATTTAGTTCCCCCATTAGATTCTATTGTGGGTAACTATGATGAAAATACTTTCAGAAACAGTTGGCAAGTAGGTGATGTAGGTCCCACTGAATTCAGTTATCGTAGAAGCAGCACATGGCCATTTGATTTGATGCGTGTATTAGCATTAACTAAACCGGCTGAATTCTTTAATTTAGGAGTAGATGTTGATAATTACAAATACAATAGTGAATTTAATCAATATCTAGTAAATGATAGAAGTCATTTAGTGGTTAATAATATCCCAATATATGGAGCAGGCACTCCGGCTACCAGTTATATCAATTGGATAGTTGACTTTGAAAAACAAGTTGGGGTTGATGCAACTACAAATATATCTACCTTGTTAGATAATTTAGATGTTCGGTTAGTATATCGTCTGGCTGGATTTAGTGATAAAAACTTATTAAAGTTTTACGTTGAAAAAAGTTCAGCAAATAGCAATAACAGTTCATTGTTAATTCCTGACGAAAGTTACAGTGTTTTATTATATGATAATCAGGCGTTTGATCGTATTGTATACAGTGGCGTAGTGGTGCAAATTGCAACAATTGATAATGACCCTTTAAAAGGAACCTGTTTTAGAATATTTGGTAATTCACAAACTAATGCATATTTTAAAACATTGACCCCTAGCTACGGCGGACAAACTGAAAGAATTACAGTTGAGGGAGTCACTGTAACAATTACCAATACTTATAGTAATGCCGTACAAGTAATTCCATATGGTACAACATTTTATACTGTGCAAGAGGTTGCTCAGTTTTTATCTAGTTACGGAAAATATTTAGAAAACCAAGGTGTAAAATTTGATCAAATAGAAAACGGTGTCCCGGTTAATTGGGCACAAATGATTGCTGAGTTCTTATATTGGTCACAAACTGGATGGGATGTAGGAAGTATCACTACATTAAATCCGTCGGCTAATACATTTACAGTTGACAAAGATAGTTATATTGTTCAGCCACTAACATTTAGACAATTGAATTTTGTATTAAATCAAAACTTATATCCAATTCAATCTGTTGATTTATCTGTAGTTCGGAATGGTACTATTTTTGGTGCAACCCCATTGAACCAAGGTGATGCAATTTCATACGGACAATTTAATATTAGTAATATTGAGCATGGAATTGTATTTGATAATGTAACCTTATTCAATGATATTATTTATAATCTAGTTACTGGCTTGCGTCAAAATAGAATTTATGTTCGTGGAACAAAAACTGCTGATTGGGACGGCACAATGGATGCATATGGTTTCATACTTAATCAAGACAATATTGTTGAATGGTCTAGAGAAGTAAAATATACCAAGGGTTCAATTGTAAAATACAAAAACAAATATTGGACAGCGTTATCAATCATACAAGCAAAAGAATTGTTTGATGAGCGTGATTGGAGAAGAACCGATTATAATGAAATACAAAAAGGATTGTTACCTAATAGTCAAACACGTTCATATGAAAGCACTTTGTATTATGATATAAACAATGCTAACTTGGAAAACGATGCTGACTTATTAAGTTTCAGTTTAATTGGATATCGTCCAAGAGATTACATAGCTTTGGCTGACCTTACTGACATCACACAAATTAATGTTTATCAAAACATGATAAAGGACAAGGGCACATTAAATGCTGCTAGCGCATTTAAAGGTGCAACATTAGCACAAGGTGGAATTGATTATGATTTATATGAAAATTGGGCAATCAAATCAGGTGAGTTTGGTGGAATATTAAATGATAATTTTATTGAATTTCAGTTACACCAAAGTGAATTGACAGGCAATCCTTCAATTGTTGGATTAACTAATGGGGTACCAAACACCGGAGTACAACAAGAAGTACCTATATACTCTATTACAAATTACGGTAGACAAATCAACAATGTTGATGTATTGCCTACCATTGAACCAACAAGTCCATATACACTATTGCCTAGTGCTGGCTATGTTAATTTTAATGATGTTAAGATGGCAAGTTATTTCTATTCTGGATTGGCAAGTGCTATTAATTCAGTTGGAACAGTAGTTCCAATTAACAAGTTTTATGTACGTGACTATGTATGGCTAGCAAATTATCTATCTGAATGGAAAGTATTTACTCCTGCTAGTTTGGGTGCTGTTACAAATGCAAAGAATAATTTAAACAATACAGTAACAATTACTTTTAGCCAAGCACATAATTTAAGTCGTTATCAATTATTTGCAATTGTTAATTTTGATACAAATATTAATAATTATTATATTGTTGCAGCAGTAGTTGACCCGTTCAATGTTATTATCAACCTTGCACTAAATCCTAGTATACTTAATGTCACAGGATTGGGTATTGGATTTAAAATGCAAAATCAACGTGTGGCAACCGCACCTGAAATTGGCGATCTGCCATTACTAGATAACGAATTTAATAAATTAAAAGTTTGGGTTGATACAAATAACGACGGCAGCTGGGCTGTATTCCGCAAGAGTTTAAATTATCAATTTGAAAATGAAATACTAAATTCAGCTAGTCAATCATTTGGTAGTGCAGTTGCATATACTACTAATATGGGATATTTAATTGGTGATGCAGATGCAGGTGAAGTTTACAGATATAAGTACGATCCAATCACTAATTCATATCTATTAAATCAAACATTAAGTAATGGAACATCTTTTGGTTCTACTATTTCTTATACAGATGACTTGTTTGTTATATCTGAACCAACCAGTGCTAAAAATGTTTATATATATCAATTAATTACTACCTTATTAGTCAATACCATTAATTTATATCAGACAATTGCTGCACCAGCTGGCGTAACAAATTGGGGTAGTTCTACTACATTATCAGATGATAAGAATTGGTTATACATATCTGACATTGATAATAATAGTGTTCATGTTTATCGTAAGTCAGTTATTACTGATTTGTATGAGCCTGAATATATAATTGACGGTGATGCGTTAAGTTTAACTTCTACTGGGGATGAGTTTGGTTATTCTATCTCTACTGATTATTATGGTGATAGCGTAGTAATTGGCACTCCGTTTAAAAATTACAATGGTGCAACAGAAAACTACGGGTATACATATGTATTTGATAGAACAGTTCAAAACTTTGAAATACAAAATACTAGCCAACGGTATATTCCTTTGCCATTGTCATTAGTATGGACCCCTACCACAGTAACACAAACAGCCACTGCTACAAATAGTACTACAGACAGAATTACAGTAGGTAGTAGTGCAGGGTTTAGTGTAGGAGATCCTGTAATATTTTCCGGCACATTATTATCATCCGGCGCCCTAGGTGAGAATATTGTTTATTATGTTTATGATAAACCATCCGCAACTACTTTTAGAGTTGCATTGACTCGTGACGCAATTTCCCCAATTCAATTGAATACAGAATCTGGCGGCAGTATGGTAGTTACTATACAAACCACGCCATTGTTTGTTACGATTAACGGAACTCTAATTGAAGATAATAACTATGCCGTTGTTGGTTCAGTATTGTATATGTATAGTAGTTCTACTCCATTATTAAATGCAGGTGATATTGTTAATGTTAGTGGTATAAATTTTGTGTTAACACAAACACTAGATAACGGACAAACACCAAGGGTTGGGGTTGAATTTGGAACAAGTGTAGATACTAATAAGTTTGCAAATGAAATATTAGTCGGTGCACCATTTGAATTAAACAGTAAAAATTATGAAGGTGCGGTACATAGATTCACCAATGGTGGAGAAAGTTACGGTATAATTATAGGTACTAGTGACTGCAATATAACTACACCTAGAAATATTTTATTAAATGGATACAATGTTACATTGCCGGTTGGTAATGCTACCGCAGCGGCACAAGCTATTAATTTAACACGGGTAACTAATGTTAATGCAAACGCATTAGATGGCAAATTAATTATTGAATTAATAAATGTTGATTTGAGCACACCAAACAATAAATTGTCATTGACCGCAGTAGAATCTGTTACGTTTGCTGAGTTAGGCATAAATGTCTTTACAGAAACACAAGTAGTAACTTGTCCACATCCTACAGGCAGAACACAATTTGGTACAACAATAAAATTTGATAAATCTAATTCAGGTTCATTTATAGCAAGCGCACCAGTTGGAGCAAGATTTGCTGCTACTACGTTTGACTTCACTGATGATGAGTTAGACAATGATACGGTATTTGATAACAATGCAACACAATGGGTTGATACATTCCGTAATGCAGGTGCAGTATACATGTTTGATTACTTATCTACATATAATGAAAGTTTATCTGCGCCGGGTAAATTTGTATATGCACAAAACACAAATGCTAAAGATTTAGATTATGGATCACAGCCATACTATGGCACTGCACTAGATTTTAATGATAATCATGTTACTGTGGGAACTCCTAACTTTGCACCAACAACTAACGCCAACGACACCAATGGGCAAGTAGTTACCTATGTAAGTTTAAGTAGCGAACCTGATTGGGCAGTATTTAGAAGTACAAGCGCAATTGTTGATGTTAATAGTTTGGGGCCTATTCAATTGTTTAGTGCAAGCACCAATCAAACACTAGAGAATTTAGATTATTTTGACCCCTTGCAAGGCAAATTATTGGGGGCTATACAACAAAACATAGATGTTATATCTAATGTAGATCCAGCTGGATATAATAGTCCTAGCTATACCCAGGCTAATTTAGTTTGGGGACCTGAAAAATTAGGACAAATTTGGTTTAATACTACTAACACTAGATTTATGAACTATCATCAAAATGATGTAACATACAACAGTCAGTGGTGGGGTAGAGTATTCCCGGGAAGTGATGTTTCAGTTTATTCTTGGATTGTAAGCAATGTTCCGCCGGCACAATATACAGGGCCCGGTGTACCATTTAGTCCAACTGATTATAGTGTACAAGGCGTAATTAATGCTGAGGGATTAGTAGTACCTGTTTATTACTTCTGGGCAAGAAACACTAATACTGTGTTTACCCGAAGAGATAAGACATTAGCTGACACTACATTGCAATTATATATTGCTAACCCGCAGGGCACTGGTATTAGTTATTTCTCACCGTTGTTACCAAATGTGTTTGGATTATATAACTGTTTTGATTATGTTAATGCAAATGATACAACATTGCATATTGGATATGCAACAGCAACTAATGATGATGTAGCACATAATCAATATAGTTTGATCAGAGCAAAGTATGCTGATGACTTTTTACCGGGATTACCGGGGTCAGGTGCAGCATATCAATATCACGGGGCAGTAGGGATTACAGAGCCAACTAGTCTATATAATAGAATGTTAGATAGTATGTGTGGTGTAGATAATTTTGGAGCAGTGGTTCCTAACCCGCTATTGCCAAAGTTAGTTCAAACTGGTGTATTGGCTAAACCTAGACAAGGTTTCTTCTATAATAGATTTGGTGCATTAAAGAATTATTTACAGTATGCAAATGAAGTTTTGGCACAGTATCCCATAACTGAAACCAGAAATGCTGCATTTTTATCAAAAACCGGCACATTCTATGATACTAAAAATTATTGGAATTATATAAACTGGTGGGCAACAGGGTATAATAATAATACCAAATCATCATTACAAGTTGCTATCTACGCAGACTTATCTACGTTGGATGTAGCAGTGGGCACAATTGTTACGGTAGTAGCAAATAGCGCCGGCAATAGCGAAACATACATCTATAATGCTGATGGTACCTGGACACGAATTGGTTTAACAAACGGTACAATAGAGTTCAGTAGCTATCTTTGGGATTACCCAAGTGCTAAAATAGGATTTGGTGATAATTTCTTTGATACAAACTTATATGATGAATATCCTAGTGAAGAAACACGTAACATAGTTCGTGCATTGAATGAAGAAATATATACCAATGAATTATTAATTCATAGAAATAAAAGTTTAATATTATTATTTGAATATATTCAAAGTGAAACTGTCGAAAATCAAAATTATTTACCATGGTTAAACAAAACTTCATTAATGGATGTTTCACATACTATTAGAGAATTATTACCATTGAAAGTATTTCGTTCTGATAATCAAGACTTTTTAGCAGGATATATCAATGAAGTTAAACCTTATCACGTGTTAATTAAAGAATTCTTATTCAAGTATACAAAAACTGATGTATTTGAAGGGGACATAACTGACTTTGACGTTCCGTCACAATTTAATACAACCGTACAACAATTCATATCTCCTGAGTTAGTATATGCTAATCCAAGTGGCGACAATCAATTCTTGCCAACTGATCCAATATGGAAAACTGCTCCTTACAGTCAATGGTTTAGTAATTACGGATTGAGCATAGGATATAGAGTAGAAAACACAGTAGTAGGTGAGACCAATTATCCTATTACTAAATTAGCATCTTATGTTTCATTAAGTTCTAACTCAATGTATGTTCACAATGTTAATGGTTTTCCAGTAACCGGTTCAGTAATAATTGGAACAGAAGAAATTGCATATAGTTCTATAGATTTATCAACTAATCAATTATTAGGATTGGCTCGCGGGTATAATAGTACTACTATAGAACAACACATTCCCGGAGAACAAATATATATTGATTTGCCAGCAGTAATAGTATTGAATTCAGGTAGAGGATATACTGAACCTCCTAGAGTTACTGCATATATTGATACTACAGTATATCCTGCACCAAGAGTAGTTGCACAACTTGAACCTATAATGAGTTTAGATTCAGTAATAGGTGTTAAAGTTTTAAATCCGGGTGAAGGGTATGCAGTTCTCCCAACAATTCAAATTGATCCTGCATTTACAATTACATTTAATAGTACAAGCGTTAACATTGATAATAGTACTATTGAAATAGAAGCACCATTGTTACAAACAGGAGATTTATTAATATATAATATCCCAGCTGGATCTACTAAAATAGGTGGATTATCTAATGGACAAAAATATTATGTTGGAGTTTTAGAAACTACCCCATCTACTATTATTGCATTGTATGATACATATTTTACTTTATTAAATGATCACGACAGAGTTCCATTGACTAGTCAGGGTTCAGGAACACAAACCTTTAAGATAGGAGCAGTAGCATCTTGCATAACAAGTTCTATTCCAACAAGAGAAAATTCAATAACCTTACGCTATGATAGAACCTCATATACCTCTCAAGTAATTGAGTGGGTACCGTCTGGTTATTATGGATCTTTTTATGCCGGATCATTCAACGATAGTTTAAGATTATCTTCATCTTCAATATCATTAGAAGCATCAAGCCCTCCAATCAGTTCAGTTTTAGCAAGCGCACAAGGGGTTGGTTTTTCAATACTAGATGTTGCTAATGAACAGACATTAACATGGTCATCACGCACAAGAGATACTATACAAACATATGATAATACTACGTTGTATCCCAATGCGATAAGAATTAATCCAAGTACCGGCGGATCATCAGTGGATGCATTATTGGGCTCCACATTGGGATTCTATGTGGGTATGCCTGTGAAATTGGTTGGTTCAATCCCAGCTGGTAGTCCAATCGTATCATCAACCCCAATGGGTGTTACCCCTGAATCTACTACAATATATTATGTCAAGTCATTGCTTAAGTTGCCTAAAATAATAGACGCAGGTTCTTTTGTATTCGGAAAAGTTTATACAATTGTTTCAGTAGGTAATACTAATTTTGTGGCAATAGGTGCTAGTGCTAATACTGTGGGTGTTATTTTTACTGCAACTGGGGTAGGTTCTGGTACGGGAACAGCATCAGATGCTACATTACTAGAAGATACTGGATTTACAATTTCTGCTACAGCAGATGCAGATGGGATACCAGGAGCTACTTTTTCATTGACAACTGCAACGGTTGGAACAGCAGGGCTTACTTTATATGTAGGTGAGTTAACTAATACTGCAATAATGACAGTTAATTATAACGGTATTAGAACAGTAACAGGAACAAGTTCTACAAATGATATTATTACAATACCATTAAATGCTATTGGACAAAATGGAACAACTGGATTTTATCAAGGTCTCCCCATATTCTTCACTGGAAATATATTTGGTGGAATTGTTGAAAATGACATTTACTATGTAACTACAGTTATTGATTTGCAGAATTTCACTATGTCTACAAGCAATAATCCATTGGTATTAACTGCAACAGCAACTAGTGCATCTGGATATGCAATTACATGTAATACAACATTGGGATTATCAGTAAATGATCCAATCATATTCACCGGAACAACATTTGGTGGTATAGTTCAAGGCACCATCTATTACGTAAGAGAATTGTTCTCTGGAAACTCAACATTCTCTATTTCTGCAAGTATTAATGGAAGTGCAGTTGTTCTAACAACTGCTTCAGGTTCATGTTCTGTTACTAGTCAAGTTGATAATGTAGTACTAACTACAGCAACAGGATCAATGACATTAAATATGGGCTTGCCAGTAAGTCCAGGTCAAGTTAATGGACAACAATTTACATTGTATAAAACATCCGGGGAATACACTTCAGTATCTGGAACCGTTTCTAATTTAATAGAAAGAAATATTACTGCTACATTGGCTACAGTTAATAGAGTATGTTTAACTACAAACAGCGGTGGAATAACTAATATTTACACGAACATGGATTTTGATGTTGCTAGTAATATTGGTGGATTAACTACATCCGGCGGTCCATATACAGTTACTGGTACAGGAACAACATCAATAACAGTTACTGCTACCTTTTCAAATAATAGATTAAGATGTACTGACACTGACGTATTATACGAAGGAATGCCAATATATTTTAGTGGAACATCATTGGGCGGAGTATCACTTGATGAAGTATATTACGTATTGGACATCGTTAACTCTACTGATTTTACTATATCTGCATCAGAAGGTGGAACAGAATTTGATACCTTAGGTGATAGTGGGTCAATGACTGGAACAGGCGAACCTTATTTAACGGTAGCAGATACACTATCTGATGCCAGTGGATTAGTAACATTAACTCAATCAGTAGGAACTACTCCAACATTTAATGTAAGTTATATATTAGGTGGATATCAAGCTGTTGTTGCCACAGCTGGCACCGGCTATGCAGAAACTAATATTATAACTATTTTAGGAACTGCGATTGGCGGAACTACCCCTACAAATAATTTATCACTACAGGTATCATCAATCAATTCAACCGGTGGAATACTTAGCACTATTGCTAGTGGAACTCCTGCAGGATTAACTAAACAATATTATGTTAAAGTCTATTCTGAAACTCAATTAGAATTATATGAAAATTCTAACTTAACAGTCGCAGTAAGCGGACTAAACTTCCCGTATACCGGAATAACAACAACCACTGCAACAGCAGCAACTGCATCTACTGATAGATTTACAGTTGGTAGTTCTGCCAGTTTCAATTTGAATGATTCTGTTGTGTTTACTGGAACAGTATTTGGTGGAGTCACATTAGGGGAAACTTATTATATTCTAGCTAAACCAACTTCAACTACTGTGACTATCTCCACTACAATAGGCGGAACTGTTTTTGATATTGTAACGAATGCATCTGGATCAATGACAATGGCTAAGTCAGGAGACTTTGCATTACTGCCAGAACCCTTCTTCTTTAATGCATCTGTTGTAAAATATAATAATCGTCTATATCAATGTATTATTAGCAATAACGATCAAGACTTTATCTTTGGCAAGTGGGAATTGTTACAAGCTGGAAATAATACATTAAATGCATTAGACAGAATTGTTGGATACTACCAACCTACAGCTAATATGCCGGGGGCAGATTTAACACAGCTAGTTACTGGTATTACCTATCCCAATGCAACATACTTGGGTAATCCATTTGCCCCAGCAGATGAATTCACACTTGATACTATATTAACAGATAGACCATTTTATGCTACTGGATTGGATTTAAAGGCTGTTGTTTGGAACGGAACTACCTATATAAGTGCATCCGACACCACTTCTTATTCTTCAATCAATACAAGTACAAATAGTCAGACTTGGGCTATTACACAATTAACAAACTCAACTATTAATGTTACTGATATGTTGTTTAATGGGTTATTCTATGTAATGACTTGTAACAATAGTGCTACCCCATTGTTAGCTAGTACAGATGGAATTAATTGGAGTACTATTACTACATATACTCCATATGGAATAACAGGTACAACTATACCATTGTCATTGAATAGTGTCTCTTATGGACAAAGTTTGGGATATGTTGCGGTAGGAAATACTATTATTTTGAGTGTTGATGTTATAAATTTAAAAGATTGGGTAGAAACTTATAGGTTACCGACTACTACTACAATTAATAACAATACTGTTGCAGTAAGTAATGTTCTTAATGGTGTCACTTATGCAAGTACCACAGGATATACAGGATTTGTTGCAGTTGGTTTGGGACAACGACTAGTAGGATCTACTCTAGCCAACGTAGCATTAATATATAACAGTACTAATGGAATAAATTGGCAACAAGTTAACTTTACCGCTACTATATATGGATTTAATGCTATTGCCGGAAACCAACAAACAATAGTAGCAGTAGGAGATAACGGTATCATCTACACAAGTTCTAATTCTACAACTTGGTTTGCACAAACTTCCGGGTTAGCGGATAATCTAACTAACATCATTTGGGATAGTATTAACAATGTATTTGTTGCTCTCGGTGAAAACGGTGTCATTTTAACTTCTGATATATTTGGGGAAAGCTGGACATCTCAGACAACAGGCACAACCGAAACACTAGAAAGCGTTGTTTGGAACAATGATGATAGTGAATATGTAGTAGTAGGATTAAACAATACTGTGTTGAGAAGTACCAACTTGACCACCTGGACATCAACATCTAATTTTGTAACTCCAGAAGCTGTGTACACAGTACAAGGTGATGCATTTGCAGCAGGCTACGGCCCAGAAGAAATGGTACCGGGTATAGTGTCTGATACGATTACAATGATTACTAATACTCGTCCCGGCACAAACTGGGATGAAACGATATATCAGCATGTTGGTTACGGAGTAGTTTCGGTAGAATTAACTCCGACCGCAGGAGATCAAGTTGAATATAGTTTTGTCAACGCAACAATTGTTCCAACGCAAGTTAGTGTATTTGTAATAGATTACAGTACTGGACTAAGCACTACTTTATATGACGGTATTGATTATTCAGTTGATTGGATTAATAAAACAGTAACATTAGATAGTCCTATTAATTACATTACTCCGGGCACTGATACTTTACGCATTGACGTATATGAAGTTGGTAATGGAGATCAATTAGTTAAAGCAAACACAGAAACTGATCCTATCAGATTAAATTCAACAACAGGCTTCCATGAAATTTATGTTAATGCAAATTATACTGCTGGTATATATCAAGGATCAGGGGTAATTAGACCCACTACTGAACCATTGGAAGCAATTGCACTTTTAACTAACGGAACATCTGATGCGATAACTTGTGATTCTGTAGAAAACTTTGTGTTGAATAGTCCAATAACATTTAGCGGAACAGTATTTGGTAATATTGTAGAAGATCAAGTTTATTATGTTAAATCTATTAGTGGTTCAACAAACAGAATTACTATATCATTGACTGTCAACGGTGATACTTTTGCATTGGCTGATGCCACAGGATCCATGACTGCAATTATACAAGTGGGTACGGGTATTGTGTGGACTACGCCTGCAATGTATCACAATGGATCTCCGTTGACATTGGGTACTACTAGTATTGTTACTAGAACAAGATCAACTACTAATACTATCACAACCAATTCAACCGGAACGATGGTACCAAATCAATCAATCGTATTCAGTAATACAATGTTTGGGGATGTAATTGTACCGCAACAAGTGTATTATGTAAAAACAGTATATGATGCAAATGAGTTTACTATATCAGAAACTCAAGGTGGAGATACATTAGAATTATCTGATGCAACCGGCGGTGCAATATTCATTACCAATGACTATGCAATCGGGTTAGCAGATAATGGTATCACTGCATCAATTATGCTAGCGGCAGATTATGATGTTACTATAGATTATCTAGCATATACTTTAATGGGTGAAACATTGCCTATACAGTATGGTTATACATTGCCAATAGTAGAAACATTTGAAGGTGATGGATCGGCTGCGTCTTTCAACTTGACTAATTATTTGGGAGGATCTAACCCAACTAACGCAATTGTAGAAATTAATGGAATAAGACAAAATGATTCTGCATATACAATTAGTCCTATTAACAATACAATATTATTTTATAGCCCACCTGCAAATGGTTCTACCGTTGCAGTAACCTCATATAACTTAACTGAACGTCAATATTTTAATACACAATACAATATTACAAGTTCCGGAGCAGGTGTAGCAAGCATTACAATAAGCAATACTACTGCAACTGGAATACCATTTGATTACGGTGTTCTTGCTGGAAATTTTGTTATTGGACAACTTTATACTATACAATCACTTAACAATAATGCATATCCTACTCCCGGAGCAAATACAAATTTCACTTTAATTGGGGCTTCTTCAAATACAGTAGGCGTTACATTTACTGCAACAGGCCCCGGAACTGGAACTGGATCAGCAATCATTGCCGGCAATGGATTTGATGCCACACAACAAACTGTATTACAAACAGCCGGATCATTTGTTTTGACTAATGTTTATTCTATTGTCTCATTGGGTACCACAACTAATACCCAATGGAATACTATTGCAGGAACATCCGGCGTAACTTACAGCGTTGGTAGTACTTTTACTTGTGCTAATATTGGTACAGGTTTAGGGAACGGAACAGCCTATGCTTACTCATCTGGCTTGTATAGTCAATCATTATATTATTTGACATTGGCTTCAGGTACTACAAGTTCATTGATAATTAATAGTGCTATTGTATTTGAAAATGTAATAGGTGGAATAGTTGCTGGACAAACATATTATATAATAGAAATATTAAATTCTACTGACTTTGTTATCTCAAGTCAAGTGGGAGGATTACCATACGAAGTTACCACTGACAGTGGAGCAATGACCAGTGTTGTTGGCGGGCTAACTGTTTCTAACATTGTTGGAATAGATAATTCTATCACTACTCCTGTCGCAATTACTGTTTCAGGAACTATAGCAGCAGATGATTCAGTAATTTGTAGCACTACAACTACTTTAACTGTTGGACAAGATATAATATTT